CTGGGCGGAAACGGCACTTGTGGCGGGAATCGCATTCCTGACTGCCGGGGTCCTCGGAATTAAATCAATGGTGGAATCGATATGCGCAGGGGAATGATTGTAGCGGTTGCCGTGATGCTGACGTTATCCACCACGGTCCATGCGGCAGAGATCCCGGCAGATATCAAGGAAGCGGCAGAGGAAATCGGCACAGAGTATAGCGTGAGTCCAGCACTGATCGAGGCTATCTGCTACGAGGAATCAAGGTTCACGCCGAACATCATAAACCGAAGTGGCAGAAATCGCGGACTGATGCAGATTGACCCGGCATTCAACACAGCAAGGATGGAGCGTTTGGGCGTCACCAAAGAAGATTTGCTGACCGTTCGGGGGAACATCCTAACAGGAACCGATTTACTGTCGGAACTGTTTGAGGAACATGAGGATGTGGTCATGGTTCTGCTGGTTTATGGAGGCTTTTCAAAGGCAAAGATCAACGCTTATCTGACCAAAGGTAGTATCCCGGCATATATCACACGATTACTTGACCGGGCAAACAAATATGAACAAGCAAACGAAAAGGAGGAAACAAACAATGAATGATGCAGAAAGACAGATCTTATCAAGAGCAATCCAGTACCTCTCAAGCTCACCGGCAGATGCAATGACGCAGGGACTCGGTGCAGATGACTGGGAAAAGGTAGCAAAGGGTAAGGCAATCGAAGACCTTGAGATCCTTCAGCTTCTCAGTGGTGGCGTAGATGCAGACCTTCCCTACAATGCACCGGTGGAAATCGATGTTCCGAGGATATGAAATGACCGCAAGTGCGGCAACACTTACGGCCAAAACGGTGTGACAAGTGGACTACTTGTTCATATCTTAGCACGATTCAGGAGGAAAGTCAATGAATATCCCAATCGACAGGGCTAAAGACATAGCAGAGCAGATGTTCAGAAGCATAGACGCAATAGAACTTATGGATCTGTACGACGATTCCGCATTCAATGACCCTGCGGATGCACTCGCGGTAACGATCCAGGAGAACCCGCTGGCAGTGATAGAGCTGCTTTCCGGCCTTGTCGAGGATTATTCAGAAAAGTACAAGGAGGACTGACAGATGGAGAGTTTATACAATCTGACGGAGGATTATCAGGTGCTGATGGAGTATGCGGACAGTACCGATCCCGATGATGAACAGGTATTCCTGGATACGCTTGATAGCGTGACCGCGACAATTAATGTCAAGATGGATGATTACGCAGTGGTCATGGACCACATGAAGGAGCGCGAGGATCTGATTGACCTGGAGATTAAGAGACTGACCGCCAGGAAGAATGCAATCAGCAACAACCGGGCAAAGATGCGCGAACGGCTATATGATTCCATGCTTGCTACGGACCGGACAAAGGTGACGACGGATTTACATACTTTTTCCATCGTCAAAAACGGTGGGAAGCTGCCGCTGATCATCAACGGTGATGTGCCTGACAAGTATATGAAGGTCATCATGGAGCCCGACAAGGATCTGATACGGACCGCACTGGAGACCGGAAATACAGAAGTATTGAAATTCGCTCATTTCGGAGAGCGGGGGCAGCATTTATCAATCAAATAAAAGGAGGGGAAAACAATGGCAATTCCGGTATTGGTTTTAGGTCGGAGCGGTTCCGGTAAAACCTATTCGATCAAGAATTTCAAAGCAGACGAGGTCGGCGTGATCTCTGTTGAGAAGGGGCGGCTTCCGTTCCGGTCAGAGATTCAGGTGGCGAAGATCCCTGTATCTTTTGAAGGTGCTAAGGATTATGCGGAACTGTATAGAGGGAAGTATTCCTGGCTTATCAAGACCATCGAGACATCCAAATACAAGACCGTTGTGATTGATGACAGCCAGTACCTTCTGGTCAATGAACTGTTCGACCGGGCCTATGAAAAGGGTTATGACAAATTCACACAGATGGCAGCGAACTTCAGAAATCTGATCCATGCGATCAATGAAATGAAGCAGGAGGATAAGATCGTATATTTCCTGCATCACACGGAGACCGATACGGACGGTCGTGAAAAGGCCAAGACCATCGGCAAGATGCTGGATGAGAAACTGACCGTAGAAGGGTGCTTCGACATTGTTCTGTACTGCCAGGACCACAAATTCTATACACAGTCAAACGGGCAGTCCACGGCGAAGACCCCGGAGGATATGTTTGAACTGGAAATCCCGAACGATCTCAAGGCCGTTGATGCGGCAATTAGAGAATACTACAACCTGAACACAGTTAAGGAGGAAAAGAAATGAAAGCATTCAGCGATTACGACAAAACACAGACGGCATCGGCGGGGGTCGGTAAACTTCCGGTTGGCGGATACATCCTTAAGATCCTTGACGCAAAGGTGCAGACCTATTCAAGCGGTTCCCAGCAGCTTGTGATCAGTTTCGACATCGCGGAGGGCGATCACAAAGATTACTACAAGGAGAAGTACACCGCAAGTAAGTATGAAGATAAGAAGTGGAGCGGCACCTATCGTCTCTGGCTTCCCAAAGATGACGGATCTGAACAGGACGGATGGACGAAGAAAAAGCTCAAGACCGCATTCGTGGCGATCGAGGAAAGCAATTCCGGATACCATTGGGATTGGGATGAGAACAAGCTCAAGGGTAAGATGGTCGGCGGTGTGTTTGGCGAGAAGGAATGGGAGAACAAAGACACCGGGGCAACAGGTGTTTATACTGCATGTTCCTATTTCTGCAAGGTGGATGATATCCGCGCAGGTAAATTCAAGGTTCCGGATCTTGTTCCGCTGAAAAACAAGCCCACTGGTTCTGTACCGGATGGTTTTGTCAATGTTCCTGATGACGCGACTATGGACGAGCTTCCGTTCAAATGAGTCCGTTTCAAATCGACAAGTGCATAGAGAGTATTCAGATCCTGGTTGATACAAGAGAGCAGGATACAGACCGGGCAAGGCGTAGGTTAGCAATGTTGCCTTGCCCACACACCCGGGAGGCGTTGAACTTCGGAGATTATTCTTATTGTTTCACGCAACCAAGTGGCCTGATCACACCAATGAATCTGAAATTTGCGATTGAGAGAAAGATGAGCCTGGATGAACTCGCCGCATGTTTCACACATGACAGGGGACGTTTTGAAAGAGAGTTTAAAAGGGCGGCAAGCGAAGGGGCGTTTATTGTTCTGATCGTCGAGAACGCAAGTTATGAGAACCTTCTAAACCATAAATATCGGAGCAGATTTACACCGGAGGCTTTCATCGCATCATTGGTTGCCTGGGAAAGGCGATACGGTTTTCATGTTGTCTTCTGCAAGGAAGAAACCACACCAAGGATGATTTATGAATGGTGTAAACGAGACCTGAAAGAACGGCTGGAGAGCGGTGACTATGACTGTTGAGGAAATTAGAGATAATTTCAAGCTGCGATCAGAAGTAGAGCAGCGTGGAATAGAGATTAACCGTCAGGGTTTCTGTAAATGTCCGTTCCATCCAAATGATGATACCGCATCGTTGAAAATCTATGATGATCAGAATACTTGGTATTGCTTCGGATGTGAGAAACACGGAGACATTATTACCTTTGTGGAGGAATATGAAGGCGCCTCTTTCCCGGAGGCTTGCAGGATTATCTCCGGAGAGAACCTTGAACCGTCTACAAAATTTAAGATCAAGGCCAGAACACACAAGAGATATGCAAACGTTATCTTCAAGGGCAAAGACCACCGATCAAGGAACGCTCTCGATAAAGAGATCAGGAAGTATTGGAAACTCTTTAATTTTGTCGATGAACCGATGAGCGATGCGTGGGCAGAACATTACAACAAATGGCAATTATTGACATACAAGGCTCATGTGGCAGACGGAACAGAAATGATGGAGACGTAATGATTACGAAAGAAGAAATAGATTTTTGGGGAAAAGATGAGATCCTGAATGACAAGATCATCGCGGACGCCATTTTCAGTGCAGAAGATCCGATTGACGAGGCGAATATCCATAATTGGATTCTTGACCGGGCAAGGTCTTTAGGAACCACAAGAGCAGTCCAGAGGCTTATCAAAGGGGTAAAATCTGCGGTTGCCGATATGGAGAAGCAGGTCGCAAGTAAGAAGAGCAACCTGACGGATTTCAATTATTTCGGAACCGGCGTGGAGTTTAACTGTGGCGCGTGGATCGCTAACAGAAGCGGGATCATCATGATGACCGACAAAGGGGAAATGAAGGCATGCTATCATCCGATTCTTCCTATTAAAAGATTCATCAACCTGGAGGATAACAAGGAGCGTGTCGAACTGGTATTTTTACGGGACGGATATTGGCGGAGTATCACGGTTGACAAGTCCGTCATTGCCAGTGCATCAAAGATCGTTACCCTTGCAGGGGTCGGTGTTGCAGTCAACAGCGAGACGGCCAAGTATCTTGTCCGGTATCTGTCCGATATCGAAAACTTCAATCCCATACCAACAGCGAACAGTACCAGCAAGCTCGGATGGAACGGCAATTCGTTTATCCCGTTTGATACGGAGATCGAATTTGACGCCGAAGCGAGATTTTCAGAACTGTTCGGGTCAATCAGGGAAAACGGCTTGCAGGAAAGATGGTTCGACCTTGTCAAGACGATCCGCAGCGGCGACCGCTATGAGCCAAGACTTTGTATGTCTGTATCGTTTGCGTCGGTACTGTTGCGACCACTTAAATATTCTCCGTTCATCGCAAACATGTGGGGCGAGACCGGCAAAGGAAAGACGGTCATGATCATGCTGGCAGCGTCTATCTGGGCGGACCCATCAGAGAGCAAGTATATCACAGATTCCTACAGTACACAGAATGCTTTTGAGGCAAGGCTTGATATCCTGGATGACCTTCCGCTGCTGCTGGATGACATGTCAAAGGTCCGCGACAAAATGAACGACGGATTTACTGACCTGGTATATCTGCTTTGTTCCGGCAGAGGCAAGGGCCGGTCAAACGTGGATCTCGGACTGAACGACACAAAGAGCTGGCACTGCGCGATCCTGTCAAACATGGAAAGGCCATTGACGGTTGAGACCATGCGAGGCGGTGCATCAAACAGAATACTTGATTTTGAAATCGGTGATGGGTATGTCTTCCAGGATGGCAATGCGGTCGTAGAACTTGTCAAAGAAAACTTCGGTTTCGCCGGGCGGATGTTTATCGACATCATAAAGAAGATGGGGTTCGATGAGATCCGGACGATCCAAAAAGACTTCCAGCGCAAAATCATTGAGGTGGCAGAACAGCAAGGATCACACAAGGAAGAGAAGCAGGTGATTCCGTTGTCGGTGATTCTGACCGCTGACAAGATCGCCACAGATGAAATCTTTAAGGACGGTATCTATCTTGACATCGCACAGTTGACCGCAATGCTCAAAGATACGGATGAAGTAAGCGAAGGCAAGCGCGGATATGAGTACATCCTTGGATTCATCCAGGAGAATTGGACGGCGTTTCATGCAGATGACAAGGGAGAAAATTTCAGCGGCAGGGAGTACGGACATTTTGGAGTGAATGGTGATGAGTATATCTATATCATACCGAACGTATTGAACCGGGTAGCACAGGAAGGGAACTTCTCAAAGAAAGCGTTTTGTTCCTGGGCGGATCGGCAGGGACTTTTGAAACACGACAAGGGAAGCATGCAGGTGCTGATCAGGAGAGCTGGTAAACCGATGAGATTTTATGCAGTCAAGTGGCCTAACAGTGAAAAAGAAGACAAGGAAGAGCCGGTAGATCTTAAAGAACTTCCATTTGACTGATCAAGGGAAAGTGTAACAGGTTTCCTGTTACGTCGTAACAACAAACAAAATAATGCGAAAGCCGCACCGTTATTGGGATAGAGGGAAAGTGTAACAAGTGTAACAAGTCCAAAACATGACTTTTATATTACGAACGTATATATTTCCAAAACCGAAAATAATATATCTTCTCGCGCGTAAAGTCAAAAAAGTACCTGTTACACCTGTTACACTTGTTACAAATCCCGTGGTTGACACGTTTATAGACATTTTCAAAACCTGTTACAGACCTGTTACACCCACAAAAAAGTTGTTACACCGGCAATAAACAATGCAAAATGATTGATTTATTTTAATAAAACGGAGGGCAGCAGGATGGAAACAACAAAGCAGAAGAAAGAAGACTGGGACGCAAATTCATCTATTTGGTATCTGTTTCGGGATTTCGGGAGCATTACTCCGGAGACATCCACGGATGAAAAATGGAGCGAGATTGTCAGCAGGGCAAACGACACAGCAAGTAAATATCAGTGCTATGGTCCGATGATACATGAAGCTCTTGTCATCCTGGAGGATCGTGCGATCGGGGAGACCAGGGCAAAGGTACGCCGGGATGAATACCGGCAGGAACAGAATCAGGCGTCAAAGGTCATGAGTTTATTTCGATCACTTGCAGCGGATGACCAGGAAAAAATCATGGATCTGATGCGGCTATATAGAGATAGGCGGTGAATGTGTGATGGAATGTGCATGCAGAACATGTGATAAACATGGTCAGGATGTTAACTGCCATGCAACGTGTGAAGAGTACGAGGAGTATGAACGGAAGCGTAAGGAACTGAGGGACAAGCGTTACAAGGCCAAGAGGGGGCTTTTGATGCTTGAGGATGCCAAGAGGAGCAGAAGGTTCTGGAAGGGGGAAAGATGAATGGACACAGAGATAGATTTCATACGGGAAAAAGAAGCCATTGACCGCGAGGAGCGCAAGTGGGCAATGCGAGACTACTGCGAACGGTGCGAAAACCACAACGAGAGTTGCCCATACTATGACGAGGACGATGAGTCATGGGATGAGCAGAGGTGCTTCAGAGAGAATGAATGGTGGTGAGAGGGATGACAAGAGAAGAAGCAATCAAATGTTTAAAACAGATGAAAATAGATATGTCACATATAAGTGATGCGTATGTCGCAATAATGACAGCAATAGAGGCATTATCCCAACAGCTTTGCAACGATATAATCAGCCGATCAGAAGCAATAGACGCTTGCGATCAATCTGTCAACGTTATTGAGGCAACAGATCGCATCAAAGAGTTGCGGGGCGTTGTTTGTGAAGATGCTATCAGCAGACGAGCGGTGCTACATATACCGTTAAATCTACGGTATGACGACATAATCAATTCCTTGCCACCCGTACATGCAGAACCGAGAACAGGGCATTGGATAGACAGAAGTGAAGGTGGAAGAATCATATATCCGTGGATGGAAGCACACGAATGTAGTGAGTGTGGAAAATATGGAAGTGCCGCATGGGATTATTGCCCGAACTGCGGAGCAAAGATGGAGGGATAGGATGATAAACATTAGATTTTATATTCCCAAAGATGAAAGTATCCCGACAGATTTAAGACTTTATGTCGGAGAAAACTATGTTGAGTATGAGCGTACTGCTAACGGATTTTTGTTCAAAACGCTTATTGACGATGAAGACGAGGCTATGAAAGTGGTGCAACAGATTGTCAGCAAGATGAAATCAGAACATGATGAATCAGAGCATGGAGTATCGTGGCGTACTATTTCCTTAGCCGTTGTTCCACAGGAAGAAAGATACAAAATCGGAACGTGGGTCGAATGGAAGTATCGAGTTCGTGATTCGTATTGAGAAAGGATAAGAACGGAGGACAGGAATGAGCGTGATAATAACTGGAATGGATATGCCAAATACTTGCGGTGTATGTGAAGCAAGCGGGACGGGAGCGTGTCATAAGTGGCATTTCAAAGAATCAGGCAGAAAACGTGACGATGATTGTCCTCTCCGTTCCGTAGAGGGATTGATAGAAGAATTAGAAGAATACGCACGTAGACAGGGTGACGGATGGGATTACGGAATTGTTCAAAGTGCTATTGATATAGTCAAAGAATACTGCGGTATGGAGGGACAGGAATGACGGTGATTGATGCGGATGTATTCTTGGAATACTTAATCTTTTCAAAGCACATAGATAGTCTAAAGTGCGGAGAAGTTAAAGAAGCCATTGAAATGTCTAAAGTTGATGTGCTTGACAAGATAAGAGCCGAGATTGAAAAAGAAATTATTCCAAGAAATTCATGCCAATACGACCATGAAGCAAAGTGGCAAAATATGGGATTAAGAATGGCATTAAAAGTGATTGACGAGTACAAGGCAGAAAGTGAGGAACAGGATGCACAGTGATGTTAAACGCATAGCGGAGAAGGTAGGTCAGGCAGTAACAGACCTGATCGAGAAGGTAGCAGTCATAGAGTATCACCGAGGCTGGGATGACTGCGAGACCCACATGACAAAAATGGAATCAGAAAGGGATATCCACGAATGCGGTCAGGAGTTCCAACACATCAAGGAAGAGGTTGACAGGGAGGTTGCAAGACTGAAGAGGTGGACACCATGAATGATCAGGAAGCAAAGAAGGATGCCGGGAAACTGCGTATCACTCTTGTCCCGACAGAGATTATCAGAGCAATAGCAAGGGTGCGGATGTATGGGACGGAGAAATACGGAGATCCCGATAACTGGAAGCGTGTCGAGGCGGAGCGTTATCGTGATGCACTCATGCGGCATGTACTGGCATACATTGACAATCCCGAGAGCGTTGACGAGGAAAGCGGACTAAAGCACCTTGACCATATAGCTTGTAATGTGGCGTTTCTCTGTGAACTGGAGGACTTGAGATGAAAGTATATTTTTTGCCGTACGTTGCCGGGATGTGGCGATCAATGGCACCACTATACAAAGAGCATAAACGCAACAAGGACACTGTTGTTGTCATGCCTATCCCGTACTGGGGGCGCAATGCGGACGGGGAATTATGCTATCCACATTATGACGGGTATGATTTCCCTGTCCCTGTCAAGGACTACCACGATGTTGACCTGTTCGCTGAACATCCAGACATCATATATTTTCATAACCCTTACGATGACTGCAACAGGGTGACGAGCGTTGACCCGATGTATTATTCCGATTATCTCCGTCGGTGTTGCGACAAGCTGATATACACGCCGTACTATACCCGATGCGCTGGGGACTTTGATTTACACTCTGCCATGATAGGCGCGGTCTATAAGGCGGATGCTATCGTAGTCTGGTCAGAAGCACAGAAGGAACACTATGCCGCAGTACATCCGGGCAAGGAGATCATTGTCAAGAAGCGTCCGAAACTTGCAAAACGCAAAGTCCCGGAGGACTGGGAGGAACGCATAAACGGTCGAAGGGTGGTATTGCTTAACAATTCCCTCGGTGCATTGCTTGACAATCCGCGCAGGGAGTTACACGCACTGGAAGACGCGATCCGGGGCAATCGGGATGTGTGTCTCTGGTGGCGGCCTCACCCACTATTTGTCGACACAATCAATTCGGTCTGTCCGAAGTATGGCCCGTTTTACTATCAAATCATGACGCGATTCCTACAGAGGAATGATATTTTCGATAACTCATGGGATGTCGAACGCGCCGCAGTACGGGCGGACGAGTATCTCGGAGACCCGTCAAGCGTGACATTGATGTTCTATGAGCAGGGAAAGAAGGTGACAATACTATGATTCAGATACATGCCTGCAAACAAAGGGAAAAATACGTCACGGAATGTTTGGTTCCTGAACTGATCAATCAGGGCTTCAAGGGGCGGGATATCCATATACACATGGATGACGGAAAAGGCAATCTGGAAGCATATCTGGAAGCATATCGGGAACTGCCGCCTGCCGGGGATGTGTGGCACCTTGAGGACGATGTCTTCCCGGACCCTCGGTTCTATCAGTGGGCGTTTGGCCTCAGCTTTTTCCCGAAAACAATCATTGCCGGTTTCGGTGCCGGTCAGAATTATGGTCTCAGAGACTTTGGATATTGTGTCGAACCTGGCGAATTATTCCTGTCATTTCCGTGCATCAGAATCCCCTGTGAGACGATAAAAGACTTCCTGCAATGGTTTGACTTAAATCGGAAAAGAAGCGACGTGATGGACGCTACAAAGTGCGGAAACGGCATCGACGGAGCATTCAAGTTATACATCATTGACAAGGGGATCGTGGGCTATAATTTCAAGCCCTGCATGGTTGAACACATTGACGATATGCTTGGCGGGTCTATATCAAATCCAAAAAGAATGCAATTAAAGGCGGCAATTTTTGAAGGGACTTTGGACCCGGTCAAAAGGTGGCTAGCATGAGCCGCTACAGGTTGCCGAAAAAGGGGAGTAAATACTACTTGCCGCCCGAGGTCTATGAGTATGCCGACCGTTATGCCCGAATGATAAAGCACTGGGAGAGAGAAAAAGCCTGGGCGGAAGGCGAGAAAAAAGACGCTATAAATGCCAAGATCCAAGTTATCATAGACGCCGCTGAAAAGGTCGCTCCGCCTGCCTTAGTGCCGTTTTTACTGGAATCCGTGACAAGTGGCGCGACTTATGACGGACTAAGGGCAAGCGGTATGCCGTGCGGTCAACACATGTTACAGGATATGCGCAGGCGGTTTTACTTTGAACTGTCAAGGATGATATAATATAAAAAGAGAGGAGGGACAAGGAATGTGGGAATTTTTAAGGCCGAGTGAAGTCATAAATCCCCAAGAAGACGAATACTGCCAGATTGTTCAAAATGACGAAGAAGTAAGCCAATTGTGTGGGCTGGATCATCACAAGATAGGCAGGGAAGGTCTGCTGGCCCTTATAGACGGCAAACCTCTGTATTTTGACGATGGCGAGTACGCACACCTTATATACTATGACAACACGCAAAAGAAAAAGAACGGGAAGGGTCATTGGATAGAGACCGAAGACAAAAGGCATTATTTCTGCTCGGAATGCTTAAAACAGGCATCAATCGAATTTGATGATGTTACATGGCACTACAACGACTTTTTATCGGATTTTTGCCCCAACTGCGGCGCAGATATGCGGGAGGAGTAGGTATGAGAGATAGAGAAGCAACAGAAGCAGAGGTCGAACGGTATTGCTATAGACGGAACCTTGCGCTTGTATCAAGAGAATTTATTGATGATCTAAAAATGAGTCATGGTGACATTGACTATTTCTTGAAAAACTATCGGTTTATAAAAATGCAGCTTGATGCTGTCGCGATGTTTGACAGAGGAATTAAGCAGAGGTTTGAGGATATTAAAGAACAGGTCATGGCTTTAACATTAAGGAGTCTTGTTACACCTGAAGAAAATGAAGACGCTGAAATCATCAATATTGTTGTAGGAACATTCAGCGACAAAGTCCTTGAAATCATCGACAGTAACATGGACTGAAAGGAGTAGTAATGACAGAGCAGGAAAAGGAAGCAATCAAGGAACTTCAAGCTTTGTATCACTACAACTACATAAATAAAAACAAAAAAGCATGCAAGTGCTTGATAAGAGCATTTTACATCCTTAATAAACACCTGAATGGACAAATAGGATGGCGTATTCAATTTGATGGTAGTCATGCTGATGAACTAAAAGACGTGATGGATGAACAGAATGAGATTTTACATTGTTTTCATCCATACGGAGACGAAACAGAGTACGGAAGAGCAATAAATGCTTTGATTAAAAACGCGGAAGAAAACGGCGTTATTTTTTCCAAATATGATCTTGGCTGGGTGACAGCACAAAAAGGGAAATATATAATGACTATTGACCTTTTTGACGAGGAAAAAGAGATCGGAAAAAAGCTGCATAGGCTCATTCATAGAGAGGAAAAGGACAAAGAAAAGAACCCCCGCCAGAATTGACGGGGGTATTATTATTTCTTCTTCATGTCGGCCCGGATTAGGTCTTTTATGTATCCTTGCTTGTTGTCAAGCTGATCCAGGTATGCGAGTATATCAGCATCTGTTTTGTTGTTTAGTTTTATTGCGACCCTTGTTGTATTTGCCGCGTCATATTTTGCCGTTGCTCTGTTATGTGCCGCGCTTCCCATCTGTTTTCCCCTCCCTATCCGATGATCAGGTCTTCGTTTGCTCGTTCCAGGTAGCGATCCAAAAATTCAAGCATTGAGCAAGGCGCTATTTCCCGGTCTACCTCATACTGTGTGTCAATGTCCATCGCATTGACTATTACTTCCCACTGTGATTCAACGCTCGTCCCGTAGTCGCGTTCCTGTTTTTCCATCTCTTCGATTGCTTCATCAGCGTTCAAAAAATGCACTCCGTTATCAAGACTGATTCGTGCCATTGCTTTTTCCTCCTCTTGTTTGATTGTATATCGTGTCGGTATTACCTGTCAACCGTTCAGCTCTTTTTCAGCGATATCAAGTATTTTCTCATGGATCTGGGTCGCCCGGAAGGCATCCTCTAAACCGTCAAGCGTGAGATATTCTAAACAGAGCTTGCATACATCCTTTAGCCATTCATGCTTCCATTCGTCCTGGTCCTTTTCCAGGTCTATCAGGATTTCGGCGGCAGGGTCAACCGGTTTATATTCCATGTATTGACCGTTGATCATTACCATGACCTGAAAACCATTGTTTACGGCTTCTTCCATCTGTTTCGGGGTGATCGTGTACTGGTTCATGTTTTCCTTTCTGGCTACCTTTTGCCCGGTAGCCGGGGCGGGTTGCGGTCACAATAGTATTATTTGCCTTTTCGGTAGAGGGTCGGACTATGCCACACAGAACCGGCGGACGGTCGTTGTCTTGGTGAACCGGGCGACCACATCCGGCAGGGCCTTCTTCAGTGCTGTTGTATCAACGCGGGTGCTGGATACTTCATTCCAGGTCACCTTGTAATCGTCCCCGGTCATTGTGTAGACCTCAGTCCGGTTCATTTCGGCCTTGAGAAGGTCTTCCGCTGCGCTGATTTCGGCCTCAAGTTCTTCTTTCATCCTCTTGTATTCTCTGATGGTCTTAACTGCTTCGTTGATTTCCTGCTTTGTCATTTCTTTTTCCCTTCTTCCGGGTCCGCCCGGATCGTTTGTGTATTGTTTGTTTTCTGCCGGGGTTAAGGGTTGCCCGGCGCCCTTTGTTAATTAGTGTTCGTAGAATGCGATCGTCTCGCCCTTTTTCAGTTCCCAGCATCCGCAGCCTCTGCAAGCACATTCGGAGCAGTTGCCGCCGCACACCTTCCAGTTGTCAGCCGGTTCGCAACCCTTCATGATGACCGCCGCTGTCGGCAGGTTGTGCGGATTTTCGATCCGGCATCCCGTAAAGGGAAGGCTAAAAATCAAGTGAAGGTTTGCGGGCTTTTTGTGGTTCTTCAGGTATTCGTTGACGTCCGCGTAGTTCTTTGTGAATGCCAGGAATTGAGTTCCTTTAAGCTCCCGGGCAAGTTTGCACATCCTGTCGAGGTAATCCGTGTCGACGATATCCCCGGAAACATGCCAGCGGAAAAACCTTGTCATCATGGCCGCGGCTTTGACTTGGAAGAAATAAAGGTCCCTGTCAGCCTTCAGAATCTCAAGGTTTCTATCATAGGCGGCTTTTACGCTGGGATAGATCCGGCAGAGTTTCGCGGCGTAGCATTTTTTCGCGCAGGTCTCGCAGTTCTTGCAGGTGACGATCGGGGGAAGTGATACGCTCGGGATCTGTCCCATTTTGCTGTTGCCGTTGCTGATAGAGATCTGATTTGCTTTCATGGTTTTTTCTCCTCTCGTTTGTGTTTTGATTGTATCGGTGTTCACCGACAAACACAGAATAGCATGGTCGGTGTTCACCGTCAACCCCCAAAATGAAAAAAATTTTGACAGGGTATTGCAAGCCGCATGGATAGCGGAAAGAACTTTGCACTCAGATATTGACACGCG